CAACCTATGGGTGCATATTCGTCATGAGCCGCTTTTACAATTACTCACCATCTTATTGTACACTGAGCCGCACATTTATGTGGCTTAGAAGGGTTCAAGAATTATATAATCCTTGGTGACGATATCGTTATACGTAACGACAAAGTCGCCCAAAAGTACATTAAAATAATGGGTAAACTTGGTGTAGAAATTTCTATGCAAAAGACACATGTATCAAAAAATACATATGAATTTGCTAAGAGATGAATACATCAAGGTAAAGAGGTTTCTGGTATATCTTTGAGAGGGATTAAGAATAATATTAATAACCCAATAACAATAATAAATATTGTTTATGAGTATTTAAGAAGAATTCCTTCCCTACAGCAAAGGTCAGTAGTTGATATATTGAAAGATTCTTTAATTGGTATTAAGATTTCTAGAAGATTTATATCTCCTAAAAAGATTAATAAAATTATTGAATCTACAATATTGGTTATTAGATATAATTTAAAAACAATAACATATCAAGAATTAAGAAATTATTTCTATAAATATGTTACAGTTGATGAATTAAATCTACCAAAAGAAGACGAGATCTACCGTTTTATGGATAGAGTCTTTTCGCTTGGATTACAAGTATTGGCCGAAAAGAGTGCAAACTCTCTCGATCAATATTATGAAAAGTTTTTGGAAACTTTTCCTGCTTCATTTGATAAAATCAATTTGAAGTATAATCCAATAGTACATGGTCTTTATTCAAAATTGGATCAAATTAAATCACGAATTCAAAAGAATTCAAGGAATAAATCCTTAGATTTAATTGACTCAATTAGTGATTTCCGTATAGATGAGCCTGATAAATTAGTTGAATCTGTAAGAAAAACTTCTAAACAGATTTTCTATCTTGATCAAGTATTTAAAACATCTTTTAAAGTTTTAAATAGTATTAATGAAAGAAATTTTTCCAATTTCATCCTTGATACCTCAGACTATTATGGAGCCAGACCATATGAAAGTTATTTCATATCAAATTTAGATGATCAATTATCTAAACTTGATTTACTACGCATTGGTTACCAAACACCTGTTAAAACCAAATATGATTTTTCACAGATGTGATAAGTAAGAGATTTAATCTCCCATGAAGTTAGACAATT